TAAATTTGAAAATAAAAATTTCTTATTATAAGTTTGACACTCTAATCTCCCATACTGAGTGATAACAAAAATTATTGTATCAAATTTTTCATAATTTTTTAAAAATAATTCATAAGACCACCAAAGACTTGTTGCTACTTTAGCAAAATTAGTAATTTCGTAATCATTACTTTTTTCTTTTAGTAACTTAGTCCAACTGATTGCTTCTTTAGAATCATATGGATCAGCAAAACTATCCCCAAATATTGCTATTTTCATCGTCTTTCTATATCTTCTTCTTCACAAGAACTACCATACTGTATTTCAATAACCTTTAACGGTTCTGTAGTCTCATTACACAATCGATGCCAGTTAGTTCTCTCAATATGAAGTGATTCGTGCTTTCCATATTTTCCCACTAATTTAGGTTCATCGTTTTCAAGTGTATACACAGTTGCTTCACCTTCGGCAACAAACCAGTGTTCGGCACGTTCCCAATGTCGTTGCATACTGAGTAAAGCACCAGGTTCCACTGTCAATTCTTTTACCTTAGTATGGTCTCCTACCGTATGTAGCACACGATAGTATCCCCACTGTCTCTCAGTTTTAGGAAATTTCCATTCTTCAAGAATCCATGAACTTGAATTTTTTTTGTTATCTCCACCAACACCAAATACAAATTCAACTCCTTCGACAGACATTTCTGGAATATTTTCTAAAGTTCTGTCACCACCATTAGCAAATATTATTTTATCATTTGGATACTCGTGCTTTAATGCTTCTAACAAAGAACAAGCACTTCCATCATCATCGTTAAATGGAAGAACATACCCAACACAATCTATTGATTTGAGTATAGATTGTCGCTCATACCAAGACATAAAAGGACGACCTTTTTTTCTTTTTAACCAATCATCAGAATTTAGTCCAACAAATAATCTATCACCAAGTTGTTTTGCGGATTTTAAATATTCGATATGTCCAGAATGTATTGGGTCAAACCCACCCGTAACTACAATTATCTTCATAATCTATTCCAAAAACAAAATTGACCATTTATCCAATGTGTTTGTAATACTTCTTCTTTTAAATATCCACTTTTCTTAATTTCATGTGACCATCGGTCTGGTAGACGATCAAGAAGTTGATACCAAGTTACTCCACGTGGATTGTCAAATGGTTCCCACTCACCTTTATATGCAATCAAGTGTAACCATGGGTCATTAGGTTCTTTCCAAAATCGATTGTCTCGTAAATCAAATCCAGAAACTGCCAACATATATATCAAATTAGTAATCGTATAATGATAAAAATTACTAGGATAGGTTCTATTAACAGGTTTTCCATGGTGAATATTTGTAGTTTGTGGTGTAATAATTGCTAACATACCATTTAAATTTAAAATTTTCCACCAGTTACGCAAAGTTTTAAGAGGATCAATGGCAAATCGAAAACTATCATGAGACCAAATCATATCGGCATTTAAACCATTGTCATACTTTTCAAAATCATATTTAATAAATGTCAATCGTGGATCATTATGTCTCACATTGACATCATTTACATCAATTCCAACCACCTTAAACTGATAAGGAGTCATAATACCATTACTTGGATATTTCATTGATAAAAAATATTGAGCATCTTTACCACTTCCACACCCCATATCATAAATTGTACGAATACCCATGAGGTAAGATTCATACTTCTCAATTAATTGAATAGTTTGTAAGGAATGCAAATGACTTGCTTGATCACTTTCAAAAAGATTCATGATAAAGATACATCTTCCATACCAGCAGTTCTAAGTTTGGCAATATGCCCACTCATCCATTGTTTGTTCTCTAATCCCTTAAGTAGTCCTAACCACTTGTTTCGTACAAGTGCAACTTCATTGATCAATGTTTCAAAGTCAATGACTTCGTCTTCTCCATCCACATATTTTTCAGCATCTCGTGATGTTAGTGCACGATTGTATGCTTCTAAATATTTCTGGAAATGCTTTCTTCGAATCTTACGAAGTTGAATGTTAAGATAATTGAGCACTGCTTCAATCTCTTGTAATTGATTAAACCGATGTTCGGTAATACCAGGTAATGCGGCAATATTCTTCTCCAAGTTTCCTTGCAAAGAACATTCTGCTTTTGCTTCCCAGAGTTCTGCCTCATAAAATGAAATAAAATCTGGGATTGTTCCCAGATCTTGAACTACTTTTGAATACCAAGTCATCTTTAATAATCTTCGTCAGATTCTTCGATTTCATCCTCATCTAGATAATCGTCTTCACCGTCACCCAGATAATTACTGCAAGCAACTTCTGTATATCGATCAGTAGTGGCAAATTCTGCTAAATCATAATCAGTCAACGCATCTACATAAAATGATGATAGATTGTCAACTGCTTCTTGCCTATCTTTTTGTGGAATGTACTGCTTCAGTATTGACCAAGTTTCTTGTAAAACATGAGCATCAATCGTCATTTACGGTTTCCTCTTGAGTAACATCATTGGTTTCAATAACCTTATGATGAGGATATTTAGTAAATTCTTCCATAATTTTATCTAAACAACCATCATCATTTTTCTCCCAACCTTTGCGAAACTTTTTGATAACTTCGCCATCATGTGTCGTATAAACAAGACTGTTGCCTTCTTTCTGTAGAAGATTCTTCCCCTCAAACAAATCAACTAGTCCAGAGTAAGGATTCATCCCAGATTCATAAGGAATCTTGACTTGAACACCCTCAAATGGTTTAGCATATCGTGTCTTCATAATCTTACATCCAGCACGAATACCTTTAACTTCAGAGATTTTGTTACCATCCTCATCTTCTTTGAGTTTCATCTTCTTCATCGCAACCACGATGGAACTAGCATAGATAAATCCTTGTCCACCAGAAATCTTATCATCGGGATCAAACATATCTTGAGACGCATAGGTGTGGTTAGTAGCCACTAACCCAATGTTAAGATCACCAAACATATTCACACAGTTACGAACCAGTGCGGTTAATGCTTTTGGTTTGCGTCCCATATCACCCTTAAGATCACCAGAATCAAATTGATTCACATCGGTTGGTGTAAGTAGCATACCAAGAGAGTCGAGAACAAACAAGACTTTTGGTCGTTGATCTTCGGGTAATGTTTTGTAATCTTTAACAAAGTCTGAGACCACTTTGGCAACACCGTCAATCATTGCCATATTTAGTTTGAGCATCTTGTCCTCAGATGTGTCGACTCCAAGAGCATGCAACCAATCTTCGTCCAAAGCATTCTCTGTATCGATAAGAATAACATAAATGCCTTGTTGTTGAGCATGTCGAACAAGATTACCAGAGCAAATAAAAGATTTGCCAGCACCAGATTCTCCAGCAAACACGGTCACTTTTCCAAGTGGTACACCACGTTGAAAATCACCACTAATCAGATAATTTAATGCATAATTTCCCGTAGATATCCAATCAGTGGGGTCACGAAAACCAATTGAAATACCATCGATTGATTTTGTAATTGATTTTCTAAATTTTGATAGATCAAATGGTTTCGCCATAACAACTCCTTTATTGGTCTAATGGTAAAGTAAAAGATTCTTTCACAAGTTCAATCACTTCTTCTTCAGTATTGCACACAATTTTACATGATGCCCAATCGTCATCATGATTGCGTCCCCCAATGTCAACCATAAAACCATTATCATACCGATTGATTGTAAATGCTTCATTTACTTTTGCAAGTTTACTAAGTTTTGACATTTTGATTTCCTTTAAAAGTTAGGTTAGATTCGTTGATTACTTCTTTAAGAAGTGTCAACAATACGTCAAATCGTTTTTCTAATTGATTGTAACGATCAACGATTTTATCGTATTCTTTATTATTTGTTTTATCAAGAATTTTAGTCATTGTTTTTGTTATCCAGTTAAAAGGGAGGTAGTAACAACTTGTTACCACCCCCAAAAACACAAGCACGACTTCTTGATTATTTCTGACGATTGCGAATCATCGCCAGTATGTCTTCAGCACGTTGCGAACTGGCCTTCGCCTCGGGTTGAGTGACGACGGGTGAAGAATCTTCGTCTTCGTCATCTTGGGACGAGGATACTTCTTTGACTACTGACAACTTAGGTGCCGATGGTGCAGAACTTGAAGAACTGTCATTCATCATACCAGCAGGTTTGTAGTAACTACCATACTTCTCTGGATCATACAACTTACTATTTACAGAATCTTCAAACATCTGATAAATGATATTGAGTTCTTCTGCGTTTGGTTTTTTGGGCAAGAAGTCAGCTAGATTAAACAAACCGTATTGTTCTA